TATATTACTTTTCAAAAAAAGAAATATAAAATGAACCAGTCTACTACTTGCATAACGCAATACCATGGTTGAAAATGACAATCAAGTGCACACATTCCGGTGCAACAAGTGCCAAAAATTAAAACACGTGTTAAAAAAAGTGGCGGACAAGCAGCAACATGGGTTTGCGTGCGAGGAGTGCTGGACTTCCATTGAAACCCGGACGCGATACAGTGGATGTTTGATTGGATGATATATTTGCTTATATTTATCTTTTTTGAAATCTTTAAACTATACCCGAATGTCATTTTTTCATTTGTATGTTGATATGAAGTTATTCACCGAATCTAATTGCGGTGTGGAAAAAAGAATGGTAGTTTGTTTCATGACTTCGGAAACAAAGTCGGATTGAATTGACTGATCAAGAGAGAATTTGATATCATTAGAAGAATTAGTAACAATACTGTAAGTAGGAGCAACATCACGAACCCGTCCAATTGTCATGATGTAATAAAAATTGAGGGTCTTGGAGTTTAAAGGTGAGGGTACTGTTTTTTCAGTTGATAAAACAAGAAGGGGTAATTTGTTTTCAATTAGTGCATGATGTTGATGTGCAGAAAACAATACAATGGGAAGTTTAAAATGTTGAGCAACAATCCACAAATCAAGGTGTGTCATAAAATAAAACGTATTCATAATAAAGGTCTCAATATTTGCAATCAATGCTAAGCGATTTGTTATTAAATGTTTATAATAGTTTACTAACTGAACCTTGTTGGTTTGACACAATTCAGTGTATTTTGCTATGAGGATTGTTTTCAAATCAATAACTGTGATATCTGAATACTGAGAATTTTCTTGGTGAATAATTGAGAGAACTACCTGAAAAGTGCATTCTCCTTCAGCATTTTCATATGACAACAATTTCATGGATGGAGGAAAATATTTAGCACTTGATTTTACAAGAGGGTTTACCGTGTGTAATTGACACATTTCTTTGGGTTCATTATCATGAAAAACATAATTATTGGATGGGGTTTCATTTGCATTCAAAGATGGATTTACATCATAAAACGTGTTGTGTTTTGCAAATTGGTTTACAACTCCAGTGATTGGTTCAAGATTTTTAAAATATGAAGTAATTTGGGAGTAAAATAAAATGATTTCTTCATTATTTAGGTTGTATTGAATGTGAGGGTGCATTGAGGATGAACGAGACAATATGAATCTACGAATGCGGGTATATCTCAATAATTCATCTGCTAATTTAGCATAGTAAACCACATAGTTATTCAATTTGTTTACTAAGTTGATATCAGGTATAATAATATTACAGTCGTCATTAGGCTCAGATTGAATTCTAATGCAGGTATTTGGTTGATATTCCAACCGATTTTCGTGTGATATGCACTCCATGAATAATTTAGAAGAAGCATTGAACTCTTGGGTACTAATGAACTTATCAAGCGCTTTTTCAGAAAATCTAGTAAAAGTAATAAAAGGATCTCCTACTTCTTGACAAATTTGCATCAACTGTTGAATTGTTTCAATATGTCTCTCTTCATGATTGAAGCCATCTTTCAAAATGTCTTCTATTTGTTTTTTTTTGTCAATGTTTTCTATTTTGTTTATTATGATTCTCATGGAATTACGAAAGGTTTGGTACATGTTGAACTCTAAGTTGATTGCGTTTACATATTTGATGCGATCATTATCTTCTTGTGTGGTTGTTTGCAGGGTTGCATCAATTTTATTAATGTTTTCCGTGTTATAAGCAATTGCATTCATTGGGTGTTTTGTTTTTACAAATGGGATGTTTGATTTTGGAATATACGGATTTATTTCAACAAATTGATTTGTTTCAGTGATGATTCCAATTAAGTTTGCGTCATCAATGACATGAAGCACGGGTAAACATGGGATTTTTCGTTTAGTTTCATTGCTAACAAATGTAAGAAAATCTAAAGTTTCTGTGTATGATGTCCAAATGGTTGGGTCATCCATCATGACCAAGTCCACATCATTGGGATTGTCTAACGGGGATGCAGCAGTCATGATTACACCAGAGCGCAATTTTTGTTTGGTTTGTTTTTCAACTACACAACCAATTATTTTGGAATCATAGTTCAGCACGAATTGGTTAATAATGAACCCGTGTGAAGTTAAAATGGAAATGATATCAGGTGCTAACAAGTTGTATTTGAAGTCATATGATTTTATTACATTGGTTGGTTTACAATTTGGAAAAATTGAGTCTTTGATAAGTTCAATCATGACTTTCAAATTTATCATCAAATTCGGTGCTAATAAACTGAATGATGTTTTCATGTCTATTTTATCATCACCGTTGTACGTGAATTGAAATATAGGTTCATAATAATTGTACTCTTTGATCAAAATGACTGTCATTTTTTTCAAATCAAAATGATTGTTAGAGTAATGACTTGAAGGACAAATGATGTTAAGTGAATCGCTGTTGTCGTCTTTAGGAATTTCCAAAATGATAAGGTTGTATCCTACTTTTTGCATAAAAATATTTGGATTGAATGTGGTAAAAATATCCCACATGTAAGTATGATCAATGACAACTTCATCATTTTCAATAAACTTTCTGAAATTTTCATAAGAACTTATTGTTTTTTTGATGCTGTTTTCAATTTTCAATGCAACTTCTGGAGATTTTCCTTTTGCAATTGATTTCATTTTACGAACATAGTTTGTTGTTTTGTAAATTGAGACAACCACTTCCTTTTCCATAGTGTGAAAGGTTTCAACAAGTGTTCCATTTTGATACGTAATAAATGAGTCAAGTGTTATGCCATTTAATATTATTTTTTTCATTTCAGAAATTTTTTTGGGCACTGGATCTTGACGCAAGGCTGCCATGCACCCGATAAAAGACTGCAGTTCACTTAACTGCGATGGTTTTTCGTCACGTCCAAATTGATCTTTGTCCCATTCTTGAACTCCCCATCGTAATAAACATTTGGTTCCTTTGACCATTGTTTTTTGTAAATTGCAGGAACTATTGTCATAATTAAAAAATTTTTGAATGGATTGTGGTAAGTAACCCCGACGTCCTGCTGGAATTGGAATTTTGTCAGGGCCAATTATGTATTCAGGTGGAGGAGCATTCGGTTTTTGAACAGGAACAGCTGGAACTGCTTCATCTGAAATGCTGAGAACAGGGAGTTCTTCTGGTGGCGATTGTGATTGTCCTGGCGATTGTGATTGTCCTGGCGATTGTGATTTTCCTGGTGCTTGTGATTGTCTTGGTTCTTGTATTTCTGGTGCTTGTGATTGTCCTGGTGCTGGTCTTGGTGCTTGTACTGCACTATCTCCCTGCATCAATTTCTGTTTTGAACTACGTAGTTTATCTTCACATACTTTCAAATCGGAAAAATCTTGTTTTTTTTTGAAGCAACATGGGACACACAATCCATCAGGATGGACGCTTGTGTTCAAAAATCCTGGATAATGTTGAATGTACCCTTTTTGGTTCATATGTTCTTTTGCATAATCATTGAATTCAAAAATGAATTTGTCACGAGTGACCTCTTTTTCTTTTTTTCCAATTATATGCGATTCAAGATTGTTGTCTTTAATCTCTTTTTCGGTCATGGGTCGGCGGTGTTTGAAACTCCAGTATCGTGGACACATGTAATAATATTTGTTGTCTGGATCCGAACCATATTCAAGGGCATCTTTTAAAAGGGGTTTTGTTTCAGGATCTGAATTCAACTTGTCATATTCGTCTTTGCTCAAAACAACAGGTTGCCGTTTAATGTTTGATTGGCATGAAGTGGAATATGTGTCATAATTTCCAGATTTTTTGGACAAAAACAGAATGGGTTCAATGTTTTGTAATTTATTTTCAAAAGGGTTTGGATTTTTTAAAGATTGTGGAGCATAGTCAACAGCCTCTTCATCGTTAGGCTGCATTTGCCTTTGGCTGTGTGTTTGATTTTTGCGAGGTGCTCCTCCAGATGTCTCGCTGTTGTTGGATGTATCATCCTCTTCTAAAATTAAATCACGCAATGAAGCAAATTCATCATCGCTACTTCCGTCAGCATCATCCTGCACACTTTCAGTTTCTGTTTGGTTTCGTTCAAATTGAAGTTGATCATCAAATGATAAATCTTCAACTAGATCATAGAGTGGCAGAACTGCAGCATCATCATTCAGTTCTTCAGTAACAACCAGAGTTGTTTTCATGTTTTGTCCGCGTACGCACATTTTTTGCAAGTCAGAGAATGGAACTCTGGTAGTTTCATTTTTTTTTTCCTTGTACATTGAAATTCGTATCAATGAATCAATGTAAATTTCAAGTAAGCGAATGTACCATATTTGGTTGATGTCATTGATTTCAATGTTTAATTGTGTATTTTCTCTCCATAAAATTGTTAGAAATCCCGGCTGTTTTGTGCGATTGCGATTGAATTTATGCGTGGCTTCCAGCACCTTTTCTTCTGTCAAATAATTCATCAATATTTTTTGGGCAGCTTCTTCATTTATTGCTAACCGATTTTTCACAAGGCCTTCAATTATAAAATCTTCTGTCATTTCTTTTCGCACTTGTTCGTTGATATATGCCTCGGTTCCAATTCGTTCATTGTAATTAGAGACCCGTTTGTACCGCATAGTGATTTCACTACTAGTTTCATGAATGACGTTGAAGACTGAAGAAATGCATCCCATAATTTTCTTTGCTTGAATCATGGGAGTTTCTTTCAAATGTGACACATAAGTAATATTTAATATTTCAACGGTTGGAACGGCAATGCTACAAAACAGTTCAATGCTGTTTCCTGTAGTGCCTTCCAAAAAACTCCTTGTTTTGATTAAAACCGGGTTCAAACACTCCCGTAAAACGGTGTCTATTTGATTGTTGTAAACAGTGTGATAAGACAAGGCCTTGCGAAAAGTGGCTTTTACGTGAATGTTTGCATTAGATGCAATTTCACATATAATCTCACAAACAAATCCTTCAATGCGTTGCTCCATGTAAATTGCTATGCGGTTTTGTTTTCCAATTTCGTTATCCAACCGAAGAATTTTGGGTTTTGTCAAAAGTGGGATGCGTTTTCCATTTGTTGCAACCCCAGGAGAGTAAAGACGGAACATTTTTTCTGTTTGTCCAGGTGGGGTTATCTTTATGAGTGGAGTTTGTTTATCCGTTTCAAGAACTTTGAAAAGGGATTCAAGAGAAATTGAAAAATGTTTTGACGGTTTCATAACGAAATGAATTGAAGTTATACCACGCTCAATGTAATTCAAATCAACCGGGTTTTCTCTCAAATTGTAAACATCATGCAACAATTTGACTCCATTACAATGCTGCAAAAAATTGTCATCTATTAGTTTAGTAGTTTCACTCATCAATTCACTTTTGCGTGCATTGAGTGTTTCAACCGTAAATATTCCTTTTTCATATAAATAAGGAAAGTACAATTTAATGATTGTTTTATTAGTTTCATCATCATCCGGTGTCAATACATCTGAAGCAAAATACACGTTTATAACATTTTCATGTATTATTCCATATTCCAAAAGGACTGTTTTATTTTTTGTTTTTATCAAATCAGGAAGTGCTTTTTTCAAATAAGAATCATGAATAACCCTAACCGGATTTGCTGGCATAGGGTAATCATGTTGTAGCGTTTGTCCCAAAGCCACGTCTATAAACTCAGCCTTATTTTGAATTTCCAAAAGAAATGATTGTAAATCATTTTCATAATCAATGTCATCATTCAAAACCCTGCTACACAAGTCAATTAACGTGCTGTTATTTTTCAAATTCATGCATAATGTAATTAATCGTTCTTGTGAAACTGTTAAACCATGATTACACGTTAGCATTTTTATTAGAGCATCTTTTGATAAAAAAGTTTTAATACTTGCAACTAAGTAAATTTCATCATATGAGATTGGTTGATCTAACTCGGAAATTATTTTTCGTTTTATTGATTCAATTGTGTCATCCGGAAAAATGCGTTGGTCAGAATATTTTACATTACTTACTGAAAGTTTTTCGTCTGGATCTCCGAATACAATTATTTTATTTTTATCAATTAAATTTACTAGATATGAAGTCATTCTGACAATATTAATTACACTTATATAATTGATAACATTATATAATGTTATTAAATGGTATTATCCTTAAATTTTATTAAAAACCACAATATACCCATTCAAATATGTTGCAAAAGATACCCATACTAAGTACGGAATCAACAAATAGCTTGAAAGTTTGCTTATGGCATAAAATTCTCTCACATTTAATGCAATGAATATGAGCATTGCGACAACAATGACAAAACTCAAATCAGGCCGAGCCCATTTAAAAAAAAATGGCGACCATGCCAGATTCAATATCCACGCAACACAATAATAAAAAAAACCATAAGAGCGAATTTTTCCGCGATTCATCAAAAAAATGATTCCAGAAACAATTATGAATGCATACAAAATTGTCCATACAATTGGGAAAACCCAACTTGGTGGAGTAAATGGTGATTTTTTGAGTGAGAGATACCAACTATTCTGTTTTGAATTCATTTTTCCTTAAATTAAAAATACACTTAAATTTTTTGGTTTTTAATAATATTCAATAGGTGTAAAAAACAATTAAAAAAAAGTGTTAGTTACGTTACACATGCACACACACATACCTTTTTGAAACCTATTTATTTTGCGGGGACGGGGACCCCATTGTCCCACCTGCAATTATAAACAATTTGGATCATGCCTTGGTTGGACATGGTCCTCATGACACCCATACCATGCAGCAGATTGTGCTGCCATTCGCCTTCAAACTCAGTCCAGGTTGTCATGTGTGAGTCAACATCTCCAATAACTCCGGAGATGGTTTTGTTGGTTTTGAAACATCCGAAGCCGTGTTTTTCTCCAAACATGTTGACACAGCCTTCATACTTGCTCCCGTCTGGGCTGTAAATTATCACTGGGGTTTTTGTTGAAGCAGCTGCAGTTGTAGTCCAGTATTCCGTCATTTTAATTGCGTTGTTGGTTTGGTTCACTATATTTCAAATACTTTTTCAATTTTTGATTCAATTTTTTTTATTTGTATTATTTTTAGAACTAACCTGTGATACGCTCGCCGACTTTGCCTCTACACTTTTCATTATAAACGAGGCAATCGCAGTGGACGCCAGCAAAAAGAACGCAGCGCTGAATACAATCGTACGGTCAAACTCTGTTATTTCATAATTAACCCATGGATTAAACCGAACCAGCAAAAACACAATGATGAAATACTTCAACACCATGGAAATGGTGTCTAAATACGACGGCGCAACTGTCGCAATCCCCAATAGTGCCACCGCATATAGCACATACCACGCATACAGCAATACATAGTAAAACTTTTTAAACCAAACCTGTTTTGTTACAGCCATCCCAATTGCGTTTAAATAATTGTAATATTATTTATTCATCTATTTATTTTTTTTACGAGTGTCGTTTGAATTGTATCATTTTTTTTTGTAAATGATGCGGCGACTCTGCTTGCGAGGTGCGCGAATGCGGCGTTTTTTTCCACCATGTTTTGTTTTTTTGTTAGCCAATGACGGAAAATATGAACCACGCTTTAATCCAAGTTCCCTGCTCATTCGTGTTATTGGGTTTAACTCGGTTGCTAGTGGATTAGCGGCTTTATAACGTTGTTGTTCATAGTAATGTTCAAGTTCGGAATTCGCCTTCCACCAGTCGGATTCTAATTTTTGTTGCGCTGCTATGGATTCTTTAGATACTACGTTTTTTATACTGGGGGTTGGGCCTTTTTCACGTCCCATGTTATCTGATTTGTTGGTTTTATATATTATGAATATATAATATCTTTATAATGGCGGTATGAATAAAAATAATAAATAATATTATTTATATACATGGTTGTTTATAGTTCAACTAGATTGCTTAGTGTGCATCCAGTCACGGTTGTAAACGGCAATACATGTTATGAAATAACTCATTATGATAAAGTGCATCACGTGTTTATACCGCAATCCACCGTGTTTATTGCCCTGCAACATGCTGGTGATATTCATATTTTCAATCTGAAAAATGATGACAATTTTCCAGACGAGTTCAAGGTTTATATTGAATCAATTGAATCGCAATTGGAAATATTTTTTAATGAAACAACTCCGGTTCACCTTGTGTTTGATTTACAAAAAGTCATAAATGACGCCAATCCACACCATTTTGCGGTAATAAACATGATAACCAAGGACCGCAGGTGTCCTGAAATAATGGACTTGACGCACGCGAAAACAAAAATAATGGAATTGAATGCAATCCTAAAAAAGAGATGCCCTGCTTTTTATTTGAATCTAGATTACACCACGGCATTCCCCGAAAATAGTCATGCATCTATGTACTATGAAATTTATGTGAATGCGTACATTTGTCCTAAACTAATACTTTGTTTATTCACAGAAGTAAATAAAATAAAAAAATGTGTTTCATCAATTACGCTCAATCGCCAAAGCGATGATGAAATGAGTATCAGTTCTAGAACTGATGTATTATATAAAGGACGGAAGTTCAACATATTGTTGAGAGCCGTTGCAATAATGATATTAAAACACATCATGCACACAGCCGAAACATTAGTATCCAATGCGGAAAATGTAATTTCTGCATTTATAATGTTGAAATGGTTCAATGCAATGAAGATACATGGAATGAATCAAAAAGTGCGAATGCCACACGACGATGACCTTTTCAACACACTCACACGCTATTTTAAAACCCATCAAAAAATGGAAACCCATGTTGAACTGAACAAACATAATATTGAAAATGCGGAGAGAATTTTTCACGAAACCGTTGCACGAATGAATTGCGAGCCACTTTCGGGCGGAAAACATAGGGTCAAACCAAGGAAGCTGAAGAATACCAGGAAGCTGAAGAATACCAGGAAGCTGAAGAATACCAAGAAAAACAAGCCCCAAAATATAATAATATGGGAGTCCCAAAATAAATAAAATATACATAAAATATTAAAAAATGAAGTTGAATTATAATCGGTCACTAATTGTGCACTTATTTCACATTTTTTTTGTGGGAGGTCTCTTTTTGTACATGGGAATTCATAAAAATTCTGCACCTAGTTGGATATATTATGTTCTTTTGTTTTTGGGCATTGGCGTTATTAGTGCACATGGATTTAAATTGATTAAAAACAGATATTCACTTGTTTCATGGTTTCATGTTTTGATTGTTGCGCCATTGGTGTTATATATTGGTTATACTGGTGCACATGCACCACAAGTTGCATACCAGCTCATTTTAGGAGCGGGAATTCTTGCCATAGCGGATCATGCATACTGGTTAATTCGTGGTACTTTTTTTTGAGTCGGGAGATACATTTTGTTTATGAGCAATATACATGATAAAATACAATTGTTGCGATGGATGTAACGAATTTACATAAAAAATCGTTTCTTTCATTGTGATGTGTTTTTGGAGAGGTCTCAAAACATTGATGTAATGTTCATGCAGTTTAAACATGTGAGTTTTGAATTGTGGCGGGTAGTATTTCAGTTCTTTTTTTTTTTGTATGTAACATTCAATATAGTTTTGGAACAATTGACTTGTGTGTGAAAATAAATTATCACGAAAAAGTTTGAATTTTTCGGAGTGTTTGGGATTTGCTTTTAAATACATTTCAATTTTGGTTTGTTTGCGTAATGATAGATATTGAAACAGTAATTTGGGCTCAAACCCGTGAAGGTTTCTCAAAAATTCATAATTTGGATTTCTGTATTTGAAACGGGATCCTGTTTTCAAATCCCTGCAAACAATTCCTGGAAAGTCATGTGATGAATTCAATGATGCATATTGAGATTTCACTTCATTCAATTCTTTATCGTACACTCTTGGCAATTTAACAAGAGTTTTTTGATTTTCGTTTATCATTTTTAGGTGGTTTTCACGCGGTTCTTCAACAATTTGCAAATTTTCATTATCAATGTTGTATACTGCAATCAAATAGAGAGACAGTGTTTTAATCTCACCTACGATGTGGTTGTTTGGATGTTGCATTACAAAACTGTAACTTTTTGATTTATCCAATGCATCAAACTCCAAGTTGCTGTCATTCATGCATTCCAAAAACATGCGACGAAATGTTTTTTTTTCTGAGTCTGTCTCACTGTTGGCATTCATTCCCAGTGAATGAAACACTACTTTTCCACCCACAGAACTTTTTGTTGAAATTTCCCAACATGCGCCATCTTCTTGGCCATTGGGACGATGATAAAACAAGTTGATCATAGTTCCCTCAACAAATTCTTCCACTCTTATGTTTTCATGGGATGAACCTGCAAGTATACACTTTGCAGGAGAAAACGCTAAAATTTTTCCATATTGGTCTAAAACAACTGATCTAAACAGTCCAATACTTTCCAATTCATCGCATTTCAATTTCCCAGTTTCATATTTCAAAATGGAATACACTTGGTCCCTTTCTTTCCACTTTTTGATTGTAAGATTCAACGAAGTGAGAATGGATTCTAATTCAATGCTTGTTGGATCATGAAACAACAAATGAAACAACCTTAATATTGAAGAGCCTCCTTTTTTCAAATCATACACCCATTCGCTTTCGCTTGACATTTGAGTTTGTTATGTTGTTATGGTTATTTTATTAGTTGTCTTTAACTACATTTGTAAATTGTTTTACATATAGACTCACTTGCGGCGTTTGATTATTCTGTGGTTAGACCTTTTGCCACCCACACTGTAAGGGGTTCGGCGTGACGTTTTGGACTTTGCCGCACTGCTCGGAAGTTGCATTTGTTGCATTTGCCTATGCAACGCCTTTAATTGTGTTTTTGCTTGTTTTAAAGAGACATTGGGTAAACGTTTGACACTGCGTTTCAAGCTTTTACGAACTGGTGGGTCGCTATTTGGATGTCGTTTTTTCTGGATGAGCATCAAGTCTTTAAAGTTTATTACAGAAGCAGGGTCAAATTTTTCAGGCCACACAACTTTAACACGACAAATCGGACACGCTTCTTTTTTCACATCATCCACGCACGCCGTGTGCATGGGGTGAAACCATTTTCCCTTTTCGTTTTTGTGAAAAATCACTGGCATAAAAACGGGAGATCTTCCCTTGGGATTGTGTTCAATGAAATTTTCCATGCACACTGGACAGGTTGTTTCAGTTTGGTTAATTCCCATAGCTCTGAACTCGGCCAATGTTCGTGCAATACGCGTTTCAGCTCCGGGTGCTTCTTCAAACGCCCGTCTGGCAGCCTCTTGTGCCGCAAAAACCGGATTAATCCATTCTGCATGATGCAGTGGCAAGAGTACAAGACGTTCTGTGATTGGCCGGACAACTTCATTCATAAAATCTTCGGTGGGGGGAGTGATGTTTGGAATGACTCTGACTTGATAAGGATGTCCCTCCGGATGTCCCTCCGCTTGATTTAACACTTGAATTGCCATCATTACAATGTTCATTGTGCCAGGATGTATTGGCATACCGTCATCATACCCGCGAGCAATCACGAGAATTCCATCATCAATGAATTCTCTCAAACGGTCCGCGTGTTCTTCATTTAAATTCGGGTCGTTTCTTAATCGGGTGAAAATAGCTACAAGATTTTGATAATCTGCGTGATTAAACTGTCCAAAAATATCAGTCGTTTGATTCATAAGTCGACGAAGGATGAAGTTGGTTGGTTGATTTTCTAAATTCACTAGACGTGGATTTTCCATTTTGCAATGTGTGGTTATATACAATTGAGTATAAAAAAATATATTTCATAAAAAGTATCATGCAAAAAATACCATTGACTTTTCCACTTTAAGGTGAAATGAAAAATAATATAATTTTTAATTTATATTATTTTATGCGATCATGGCTTCCAACGCTGTGGGGCACCAAAAGAAATCAAATGTAAATTCATTTTGAAATTATAAATTTGATTTCAAATAAATAAACTTGATTCAAATGAAATCACTTAGATGAAAAAAATCTAGTTTCTGAACAAAGTTCCAATTCATCGCATACAAACATAGGATCAATTTTTTTTATCAGAGAATCTAACACAATCGGAGTGCATTTTTCTACAAGTGAATTGCATTGTGAATGTTCTGAATGAAGATGATCACATATATTTGTTTCAATCATATTGATTGTTACATTGTCAAATTTGGGTTCATTATTTATTAAATAACTTTGAATTTTGCCAATAAACCATTTGCACCCATCACACTCAATATTTGACCCATTTGCGTTCAACAAATGCGGTTTGATTGGATTCGGCAACAAAACAATTTTGTTTGAAGACGGTGGATGTGGTAACATGATTCCACAAACAAAGCTCATGCTCGCAATAAACATAAATATGGTTTTCATTTTGTGATCGTTATATTGTTGTTTATATCGTAGTCATATATAATATTTTTTCATGAAGAATATAATATAAATAAATATATAGGTTAATTATATTGAATCCATTGAATGTCCACAAAAATAAAGCAAATCAATGCAGATCGTGTGTCTTTTTTACAATATTTGTCTAGAACCCCTACACACACCATTTTAAAACTTGGAGCAACGTGGTGTTCTCCATGCAAAAAAATTAAGAATTATTCTGATACAATTTCACTAAGGTTACCTGAAAACATTGAAATGCTGGAATGTGACGTTGATGAATCATTTGATCTTTTTGCATCATTGAAACAAAAAAAAATGGTAAATGGTATTCCTGCATTTTTGTTCTTTAAGAATGGTAATGCTTCATTGATAAGTGACTTGTCTGTTAGTGGAATCAATATTGTTCAATTAGATCAATTTTTCTATAATGTTGTGCTAAAAACAAAAACTGAAGTGTAATCACGCAAATAAATTTAAAATTGAATGATAATTTGAATTCAACTTGAAAACTACTAATGATGGCCGAAGCAATTTTCTTTACAATTATATCAGTTGTGTTTATTATGGTTGCAGTTGTCATGCATTTGATTGGAGAAAAAGAAAAAAAAAATCCTACATGAATATGGCACCATCTAACTCATGAATTTATTCATTGGGATTGAATTTAAAATTGAAACTAAATGATATTTAAATTCAACTTAAAGACTATTGTACATATCATCAAACAACAATGGGCGACCTTGATAATCAGTGGAAGCTGTTTTTTGGAGGTGGTAATGGTAATGCGGAGGACAATGTTATTAGTAGTGATGAAGAGGAAAATGAACAGGATCTAGGTGATGTAGACAATGAAATGAACGATGAGTCATTGAAATTGACAGAGAAAACGCGACCCGTTTGTTCAGAATTATATATAAGCACTAAAACAAAAATAGCATATCTCAATTCAAAAATTGATATTTATGATGCTTTTTGGAAACTTCCAATTATAAAGTATTACGTTCAAAGCGAAGGTCCAATCAAAAAACAGATGAAATTTTCAACTTCAAGTCAAGATGAATTGAATGAAATAGAGTCACAATTGAAAAATCAATATTGTGTGAACCAGTACGTCATTGAACACATTGAAAATCCGAATGGTCGCATAAAATTCAAAGATCAAAGAAAGATTAGCATTGGCATTTCCAAAAAAGACATAACCAGTTACAGAATAAAACAGAAGCGGGCTTTTTTCAATTGTTTCGTTGTCATATTTCGCGTGTTGGATGAAGATGATGAAACCTTTAAAGAAATGCATGTTAAGGTATTCAACACCGGAAAACTGGAAATGCCCGGTATAAAAAGTGATGTTATGATGAAACGTCTTCAAACATTGATAATACAGTTTCTTGAACCGCTTGTTGGTGATGGGTTGAAATTTCAAGAAAAATCCGAAACTGTCTTGATAAATTCAAATTTCAGATGTGGATATTACATAAATCGGGATGTATTGTATCGGGTATTGAAATTCAAATACAGAATAAACTGCAACTACGATGCATGTTCTTATCCTGGAATTCAATGCAAATTCTTCTATGACATCAACTTAGACGAACAAACCGGACAACCTCCTGTGGGAGAAGAAGGACGAAAACAGTCAAAATATCTTGAAATATCATTTATGATTTTTAGGACTGGAAGCGTTCTTGTTGTTGGAAAGTGCAACGAAGATGTTCTTTTCAAAATTTATGACTTCATTAAAAAAATGCTGGAAACTGAATACATGACGATCGGAAAATGTTTAGTTCCAAAACATATTGATGTTGAAAAAAAACGCATTCCCAAAATTAGGAGAAAAACTATTACAATTTCAAAATGATTATATAAGAAACAAATAAGTATTTAAAGATACCAAATAATTATTCCCATAAACCATATTCAAATATGAATGCTAATAATAAAGGTGGAGGTGCTGTTGCCACGACGACCGCATCTTCTTCAAGTTCAAACTCATCTTATAGACTTCCTTCCACTTTATGCATGAACCATGCCATCAAACTTGCACTCGTTGAAGATAAACCAATCATGTTAGATTATTGGACCGCATCTCTTGATAAAACGGTTGTAATTGGTGTTAGTGAAAATAAAGATAAACTTTTAGTAAAAAGTGAAGACGAATACACCAGCACCATTGCAAAGATTTTCAAAGTGGAAACCGAATACATCATAATGACTGAAAATTCAATTTACATTGTCAGCAATGACATTGGAACCAAACGAATCAATTAACTCTATTAACTTATTACCATTTAACATTAATAAAGAAACAACATGCAATACATTCAGGTCATTCAAAATGTATTGTTTAGGCGTATGCGAGTTTTACAATCAATCAATACATGGTTATTATTCAACAGCCGCATCCAATTATTTCGTTTATACATGTCAAGTTCATTTGGATTCATTCTATGATAATTCTATTTTTTCTTTTATTTCACAATATCCTGGTGCTTTTATTTACAATGGACCAATACGAGCTTATTGGAAAATCACAACAGGAAATAAACGCGTTTACCCAATGTTTGAAATTGTTCAACCGATTCAAATGGAGTCTGGTGAAGAAATTGTAATCATTAAGACATTTTGGATTAGAATCTTTCAAAGAAAATGGAAAAAAATAGTTGAAACACGTCGCAAAAGGTATCAACAACTAATTAAACCACGGGGCTTGATATATAGAGAAATTGGATTATTATAGCATTATATGATATAAGATTGCAAAAATGTCAATCAAGGTAAAAAAACGAATCGCACCAACATTATTAGATCCAAACGTCGTTCAACCAAATAATATTAAATCAAAAAAAAATGCGTTTGAAAATACAGCCGACCTCATTGCAATGCGGTATGGAGTATCAACAAATGCTCCTGAAATTGATAATGCTGTTTTTCAACAAAACCGCGCAATCGGAAAAAAAGTAGTTCCATTAAAAGAATACTTTGAAGAAGCTGCAAAAAAATTTGAAAAAGAAGAAAAAGAAAAAAAAAAAGAAATTTCAATAAAAAAACGAGAGATAGCAAAACTATCCCCATGCCAACGTAAAATTGCAACATTCAAACGAAACATCGTTGCATGCATCAAAGAGTGCGGTGACAGTTTTTCAAATGAGGATATGCTTCAAATTATCAATGATTCACGACTCAAAGTCAACACATCATCCAAACAACAAAAAAAAAAAACTCTCAAAAAAGGAGGGAAAATCGCAAAATTACACAATTCTCTCAAAAAACTATTTGGCAAGCATTAAAAAAATGCTATTCTCTTCCTCTTCATCTTCATCTTCCTCTTCACCTT